CAGTTGTAACTAGTGAAATATTGTTTGCATCTATAGCTGCACCGTCTTGATTTGTAATATTTCCTACAAAACTGAATTCTGAAGCGCCATTTCCATCTCTACCTGAGCTTGTAACGTAAGTTACGGTAATAAAGTTGTCATTTGAGAGTTTTTTACCAATTGTGTTATCACCAAAGATTAATTCATATCTTTCATCTTCAATTTCTTGTAAAAGATAAGAAGCAGTTGTGGAAGTGACTCCAACAATGTTGTCAATTTGTTGATAAGTTACTGAAGATGTTGAATTAACATTTGCCCTTACTTTAACTTTAATTGTAGATGTATCAATGAAAGAATTATCAAGAATAAACCTCTGATTGAATAAAGATGAGTCATAAGTGAAAGTTTCTGTTATAAGAGTTCCCTCATAAATTTCAATATTACTAAAATCAGCAAAACCATCCACAACAGGCACTGTAATGTCTTCTGGAATTGAAAATATGTTATTTGTACCTGTTCCAGCACCATTACAAACAATACCAGTGTTTAAAGTAAGAGTTGATGTCTCTGTAAGTCCAGATACGTTAAATGATACATTTGCTCTTGCAGATCTTCTCGATCTCGGTACATATCCAATGTTTCTAGCAAGCGCAACAACATTTTCTCGAAGTGTTGCAGAGTCGAGAAAACATTCATTCGCTGCCATATTCGTATTATATGCAGTAATGTATGTATTATATGCTAATGCATCAATAATTATTGAAAGGTTTGAACCCTCAAAGTCATAATCAGTAAAATTAGTGTTAGACCTCAGATAATCTCTGATAGACGCTTTTATATCGTCAAAATCTAAATTTACATATTGACCGAAAGCCATTATACTCTAGCTGGGAAAAGAACAACGTCTACTGCTTGTGATGGTGCTGAAATTCCAGTAATATCATATTGAATCGTTACATTTAATTCATGACTATCACTTGGATTTGACACCGATACTAAAATATTACTTATTCTTGGTTCATTATTAAGTAAAACTGAACTAATTTCATCAGAAATTTTAGTTTCATTGAAATTAGTGTCTAATTCAAACAAAGAACTATTCATTTTTGAACCAAAAAGAGGTAAAAAAGGTTTTTCACCAAGAATTGTAAAGATTATGTTCTTTACAGATTGCTTGATTGCATCTTCATTCTTAATCACAACCAAATCATTCGTCACTGGATGACGTTTGAATGATAAATTGATATCTTTGAATGCCTTTGAAGCCACTATTTACACAAAAAGTTTCTTATTTTTATTTATACCGCTTTTTTTATCTTTTTACGACACGAATTCGATATTTTTCTGATTCTAAAGCGTTAATAATATATTTAGCACTAATTCTTGGGTCTTTTTCGCCGCAAGTGAAGAAATCTGCGTTCATTCGACCAAATTCAGGCCAAGTATGACAAGAAACATGACTTTCAGAGAGTGCAAAAAGACATGTAACACCACATGGACTGAATTTATGTGTATATTCGTTCAATATTGTCATCTCCGACTTCAAAATAGCACGAGTGAAGATGTCACGAAGGAAATTTGGACTATTTAAGTCGTCAAAGTACCCATCATAGACATCTAGTATCAGATGCTCACTCATTTCATCCCAATTCTGGTGGTTCATCGATTGAAATCTCTATGTTTCCACCAGTGAAGTCTGTATTATAAAAGTCTAGACCCATATTATCAGTGCCTCCAGCACCTACACTTACATCAAGAGACCTTTCTTTCGCTGTTTTCCAGAAATAATTCTCTTCTGAACCCAATCCATCACGATCATGACCGTTTTCAACCTGATAATACACTGTTGAAACCTTAAAATCGGGCACATTTGGTGTTTCTGGAGTAATACTGTTGTCGTAAATCCTCATTCTGTTGTTTGGATAGAGACAAAATTGCCCATTATCCAGTTCTAGAAGGTTATGAGACTTATGTTCAGCAGGTTGTTCACTCGTAGAGTAGTCAACTGCGTCTACATCGGCATGATAATTGTCTAAAGTGCAAATATAAGTGCCTGTTTGATTCCCAAAGTCCCTTGTATAGACCTCGTAATGCATTGAACCAACGAATTGTTTCTGTACTGCGACCACTCCATAGTCCATACAGTTCCAAAACTGTAAATTATGCAATGTCATGTCAGGAGTTGGTGTTTCTGGGTCGGATGTAAACGCAGAAATTGGTAATTTATCGAACATTGCAGCATATTCGGGTAAATATGTCTCAAAATAAAATGCACGACCAGGTATACTCTTTGCAGAAACCCAAACTCCTTTGACAAATTCACCATGACCACTCTTATGATCGGTCAAATACTCTTTTCTTACCCATACTTCATAAGAAGGTAGATTCGCAATCAAACAAGCCATTTATTTTCCTTGTCCTTTGTATCTTTTACGAGCCGAGTTACGGGATGTTGCCGAGTATTTCGAGTGTTTTCCCTTTCCTTGACGAGTTTTTTTCGGGTGGGTTTCGATTGTGTTGCCCATACTGAATGTTTTTGCCATTAAATTTCCTCTTCTTTTACATCTGTTACGAGTTCGAGCGGATGCGGAGTACCTTTTTCAAAGAACTCATCTGCTAAATCCTGCATTTTATCCATATATTCCTCTTCTGTAAGACCTTCTGCAAGAATCTTACCATTATGAGAGATACTATATAACTCTTGTTTTTTCATGTCCTACACGAATACGAGGGTCACACATAATACGGAAACCTGCCTCCTTTGCATCAAGACAAAATGAGACATCTTCTCCGCACATGTCTTGAACTGCACCTGATTCAAACACTTGCATCTTTGGAGCAAACCAAGGATACTTGATCTCTTCATGCTCAAAGACACCCTTTTTAATCAATAACCATCCAAAACCTGTATAGTCAACTGTAAAAGGTTTCTTTCTCTTACCCATAGTTTCGAGGGTCTCATGGTTCATCACTCCACCGTTCTTGCGGAAGTCATCCTCCTCCATCCAGTGAGCGACTGAACTTGTATTCCCATCTTCTGTACAATACCATCCAGATGCTAATGGTTGATCCATCAATACTAACTGATAGAACTTTTCTGTATTAAAAACAATATCAGAGTCTATCCATAACTGATAGTCATACTTTAACTTTCCATCCCAAGGAACTTGGTCAGCACCTCGTAACACATTTGCACCTAAACACTTGCAACGTGCAAAGTTTACCATACTACTATAATCTTGAGATATCTGTATCTGTGCTCCTGCCTGTACAATATCAAAACATAATTGTACAAAATTCTTTAAAAAGGTATATGATACTCCTCTACCAGGTAAACAAAAGACAACTGATTTTCCTCGAATCATCTCTCTTGCTTTATCATAGTCCCACTCTGGTTTCGCTTTCGCTTTTTTCGCAACGGGCGATTTTGCTTTGACCGTAAATCCTTTAGCCATAATAACGTGTAATTACAAACTCATTATACCACTTATATAGTGGTCAGTCAATAAGATGATTCTGAAAGTTCTTTTCCAATTGTAGGGTTTTCCTCAATAAAAGTATATGTAATCTCTTCTTTGTGATATGAAGTGTAGAGTTTACCCCATATAAAATGAAAGTCATCTTCATTTAAATTCTTGAAGATGCATTTATCTTGAAAGTAAATGTGATAGGTGCTATTCTCGTTCATTGATAATAATGTCGTCTCCATCGACCTTAATATTTATTTCTGTGCCCTCGTACCAGTCCATTTCATTAATGATCCATTCTGGTATCCTAACAAAGTATTCGTGAGTGTAGTCATCGACCTCTACGGTGCCAAAATTTTCCTGGAAATTTTTTTGCATAAAATGGATTCTCATCTTGATTTTATATATCAAAAAAATTTTTTAAGTGCCCGTTAATACACTTTCGATCTGGGTCGTTTATAGCTTAATGGTACCTTGCCATTTTAATAAACGGGGGGCGGGGGCGACCCCCCCACAACTGCTGACTGCACGAACGCACGAATGGGTGCTAACCCATTACACGCTGTAGGTACTGTATAAGGTCATCCTGCTTCCACTTCGCAGACTGTAGAAGCAACGCTTCGCCATACATTGGATAATCTCCTGTATCCTTCGCTTCTGCTACGACCTCATCGTAACACGCTTGGAACATACCTTCAGCATCTTTGCTGTATTCTGTTGGATCGACGTATAGAAAGAAATCTTGAGTTAACATAATTTTGAAATTTGTTTTGTATACCTTAATGATACCATAGGGAATGGGTACTGTAAAGTACCCAAACCTTAAATGAATATTAAGACTTGTAGAACCAAATCTTAAGTGGGTCTGCTGAATTAACTAACCTCTGTATGTTGTCCTGTTGTAGTTTAAGAACTGGGATAGAAGATTTGTTTGCTTTGCTGATTCCGAGCATTGCCTTAATTCCGTTGTTGGAAGTTAAGCGAAGTCTTAACCCTGTATCTACTGTATAAACTCCCCTTCTTAGGACTAACTTGCGACTGGTTGAAATCTTATCAGTTGGTACTGTCTCAACCTCAAAACCCTTTTCAATTAGTTGAACTGATCTTAATCCGTAGTTAGGTGTATGGTATAAAACACCTGCCTTTGTGTCGTTAATTACTACGTCAAGATCATTGAAGAGTGAGTTAATAACAAATGCCTGTAAGTCTGATTGTCTGATGTACTTAAGTCCTAAGTTGCAAACCCTGTTGAACTCATCTCTTACTACGTCAATAGAGTTCTGTTGAAGATCAGTTTTTGAATTTCTGATAACTCTAACCCAAGTATTAAAAGTGCTAAAATGGTCATCTGCGATTAAAGGAAAAGTTTTGGAAGTATTAACCCAATCAAAAGAACCTGAGTTAAGACCTTTTTTGTGTTTGATAGAGATGCCCTGCTCTCCTGCCTTTGCATCATCTTTTTGTTTAGTTCCTCCAAAGTGCTTGACCTCTATCAGGGTAAATTGCCCATTCGTTGAGAAGTTTGATTGTCTCATGTTCGTTTTTGATTCCTGAGAAGTGAACTTGTCCAGTTGTGTTAAACATAGTGATCGACACCGTGAATTGCTTACTTTAATTATAGTATATTTTGGGGGAATAAAATCCCCCAAATATTAAATGAATCTAAAGATCCTATGCAAAGATAGGATCAGCGTATTTACTGCAAGGGTGTGGGTTATCTGGTGTACACCCGAATGAAGCGAAGTAATTATCAAGTGCTTCTAAGTCTAACTCCTCATTGAGTTGGAATCCAACTCCGTAGAAGTCAACTCCTCCGATATGATCCACTCCCCATTCTGAGATCTCTTCAACGAAAGTTTGGAAGTCTTCGCATAACTCTGCAAGGTCTCTGAATTTCTCAACTGTGTTGATTCTTTCAATTAATCTTGCTGTTTG